CCAGCCTCCAAGAATATCTTTCGATACTCTCGAGCCAGGTGATTCTAAGAAACAATCTTTGCAGATTGGTTATTAGGTCTACCCCCTTTGAGGGTTTTCATGAAAAGAAAACTGATCTCAAAGTAGATATCTCTTGAATATAACCTAACAAGTTATGTTAGTTTAATATTCGTGTCAAGCCAAGTAGTATTTAGTCCAATATGGATTATATACCAATCTCGAACTAATATTATCCTACCTGGGTCCCTTAGTTTCTAGAGAACTAAACTTCACAGAGAAGTAGAATCTCTATCCTAAACATAATATAATATGAAGAAGAATAAAAGAATAAAACTTAGCAAATCTGATAAAATTTTAATTAAAATTAAATCAAAAATAACTAAGCTATACTCTAATATCTCTCACATTATAGTATGGTTGGGACGTAATAATCTTTTAGATTATAACGAAACCAGGGATGGTAAATGGTTACAAGAGGTGTGGACTCCTTTCATTGAGAGTAAATCCTGAGAAATTATAAAGAAGAATCTTTCTAATCATAAAGATCAGAGAGCCTTCATTATAAAAGTACTAGGATGTAACAAACATGAAAGAAAGCACATTCTTAACTCACCTCCTAAAGGTATTAAACCTTCTACACAACAAATAGTAAAATTAATGATTAGAGAAACATCCTCTAGTATAAAACTAAAGAAATGGTTAACTATTCTTAATTCTACTAGATCCATCAAACTCCCAATTGATCCTGATTTTGAACCAATTGTAAAGCACCCGAATAAAAGTAGGAAATTATTTACAAGAAATAAAGTCAAACAGTTATTGCGGGAGAATGGATATTGTGTAGGGGTTAATTCTTTAAGGAAAGTAAGGTTTAAGAACTTCCACTTTAGTACCCATAAGGGTCCTGATGGTAAACCTGCTATAATATCATTAGTTAAAGAATATTATTCTTTACCTTTTGGTCTTAAGCAGGCCATCAAGCACTTAGGTGGTAAATACTTTCAATCCTTGATAAAAGAATTTGAAGTATCTACCAAATACCTAGGAGAAGAAATATGCGAAAACAATTATCCTATTTTCCGTAGATTAGGATTTATTCCTGATCTAGAAGGAAAAACAAGGGTAATTGCTATTGCAGATTACTTCTCTCAGACAGTACTAAAGCCTCTTCATAACTTTTTATTAGGGATATTAAAGTCATTTCCCAATGATATAACATTTAATCAAGGAAGGTTTAAGGACATTGTCCAGGATTGAGATGAATTCTATAGTGCTGATTGGAAATCAGCTACTGATAGATTTCCTATTGATGAAATATCAATAGTTCTCAAAACCCTCTTTCCAAAATCATATGTTAGAGCATGGGAGCATATCATAGTAGCATACCCTTTTAGTACACCTGATGGTTATAAATTTTATAACACAGGTAATCCTATAGGTATATACTCTAGTTGAGGAATGTTAGCTCTTTCTCACCACTTATGTGTGTGAGAAGCTGCTTCACAACTCAAACTACACAAGAAAGATATTAAATATGTCCTTCTTGGTGATGATATTGCTTTTGGTAATAAGGCTCTCTATATAAAATATAGAGAGATTATAACTTCTATTGGTATTGAGTTCTCTGAACCAAAGACTCATGAGAGTTTGACTCTCATGGAATTTGCAAAGAGATGACTCTTTAACAAAGAAGAAATTACCCAATTTCCATTGAATGCTTTAATATCAACAATAAATCGTTGATGAGAGGTTCTTCCTCTTTTCCATACTCTTAACACTAGAGATAGCTATCGAATGATAGACTGCCCCTCAATGGTAATCAATTGAGTCAACTTCAATAATATTAGACGAAAGTCATTTCCTCCGAAGAAAATTATTACTAATTTATCTTCCTATACTAAATGTATAGAAACATTTATTGATTTTAACCAAAAGAGAAAAGATCCTATCGACCTAGCTCATACTTTATTAGTAGAAGCTGGGTACGAAAAGACTTGACTCCCAATGGAAAAATCTAATAATTTGTTTAAAGGGACTTTATCTATATTACTAGCTGATTCAATTGAAAAGTGAGAAGATACCCAATACTATGATCCTCCAAAAGAAGATTATAGTATGTGGTATTCTTCCACTCTGCGCCATTGACCGCAGGATCCTATGTTTTGATCTTATTTGCCTTGGGGACATGTTTATAATAGAATAAAAAATGCAGGTTCCCAACTTCAATTAAGAGCCCTAGGGGGTGATGGATTGTCTTCATGATGAGGACAAGGGATTACAAATCCCGATTTAATTAAGCACATTACTGTGCCTATGTTAAATACCATATTCGTAAGTAGATCTTATAATAAGATTCTACTTATTATTGCCTCGATTGTAAAGAAAATGTTAAAATTTCTAAAACAACCGAAGGAATACCTAGGTCTCGCATTGACAGTTGGAGCTTTCAAATCTTATCTATTAGAAAGTGATCCAAGGTTAAAGAGTTAAACTTAAGAGATGTGTTAAGTATAAGACTTTCTTAGTGAAATAATCTTATATTAACTAACCATTAACTATATGTTAACAGCATCATCCCTTGAGGTATAGGGTGGAAAACTAGTAGTTGAACTAACCAAATTATTCATTTGTTTGGAACAACTTCCATTACTAGATTCCTTATACCTCCCTTATTACAAAAACCTAATTAGTTCTTTGAATTAACAGGTAGGATATTATGATAAATAATATCCGGGGCCGTAATAAGGAGTTCCCTAC